GTCTCGTCAAACGTACAGTCGATTCGGTTGACGTCGTTGTCGGTCGCCTCTCCGTTCTTCCTGCTCTTGCTTGTAATGTACACGGCCTGAGGTGTTCTTGGAAGAGCAGGCTGGCCCCTACCAGCGTCGTTGGTTGACGAGTTAGCAACGAGGTCGCCAAGAGGCGACTGGCAGCGTGACTTGTCTAGATACGCCTTTGCATCCTGCTGGGCGGCGAACATGCCCTCACTGTCGTAGTTGCCGTTAGAAGAGTTGGTAATCTTCTGGAACTCGATGTAGAGCTGTGGACGAACTGCAGCCTTGGTGTGTGCGGTAGAGTAGAACTCAAGCCCACAGTTAAGCGTGTTCTCCTTGTCGACAAAACTTGCATTGCTCGTTGTTGTGCTCGTTGCTGCACCCTTACCGGTGGCCAGCCTAATGCCGTTGTTTGTCAGCGTACCAGCTTTCCACTTCTGCGCAATGGATGTGATGTCGATCGCAATCAATGTCTCGTTAGTATGCGTCCCGTTTGAGAATACCCTTGTAACTTCGTCGGTATTGGTTGCGCCCCACAAGTCAGATGAGCTTGGAGTGACATCTGCCCAGCTGCCCTCAGATCCTGCCGTAGTATTTGCCCAGATGTCTGAGGCAAGCGTAGTGATTCTTAGTGTCCTGGATGAGCCTGCGTTCTTGACCACGTGTCCCGACGGAGATGTGCCAGCACCAGTCATGTATAGCCTAAGTTCTGCCTTCGTGATAGTCGTTGCATCTGTCCAGTCAGACGATGCAGACAGGTCAAACTTGATGGCGGATCGTGACTTATAGTATGCAGATCCTGACTGAATGACGCCCCAGTGGCCAACTGGAAGGTGCTGCTCTGTATCGTTTGAGTTCCAGTCAGCAGCAATGCTGCTCTGGTTCGTTCCGCCAGTCGTGGTCCTGATTGCGCTTGCCGACCTGGTTGCGGTCAGTGTCGCTGACCCTGTGACAATTACTGGCTTGGTGCTCCCTGCTGGGTACGAGAGTGGGCTGGTAGCGTACTGACTGGCGCCGAGCACTGGGGTGTAGTGCATGTCAAGCAGGGACATGTAGTCGGAACCGTTGTACACAATCTCGTCGTTGGTAACGTCTGCTGACATGAGAAGCCCAGCCCCGACCAGGTTGTATGTGTCAGTGTCGTGGTTGAACCGCTCGATCTTGTAGTGGCGGAGTAGAGGGATGCATTGCTTGTTCGATGGGTGATTGATTGGCAGCGTCCAGTAGGCACCTCCAGAGTCGTTGGCAAATACGGCAGACCCAATGTGCTTGGCGTCGTAGATTACGTCGACTTCCTCGCCAATGCCCCTGTTTGCAGCCAGCTTGAACAGGCGTACCCTGGTGTGGCTTACCCCTCCTCGGCTCAAAGCCAAGCCTCCTTGAAGGACACGACAACGCTCGTTGGATCTGATGCCCCGCCAATGGCTGCGTTGATGTTCTCATACAGCACGGCGGTGACAGAGTCTAGTGTGGTTGTGCCTGGGTAGACGAGGAAGTCACCAGTGGTTTCCTGGTGGAAGATGCGCACTCTCCCCATCGTCTTCATTCTGTCAAGGTCAATGGACCAGTGGCCACGTCCAACGATAAGGGCAACCGTGCTGCTCTTGCCGCCGGACGACCACTTGACAGTGATCTTAGTGTCGCTTGCGTATCCAGAGCCGCTGATCTTTGCAAAAGATGGGATCGACCCACGGTTGAACTGACCAGTGTATCGGTCATTGTAGTTATACTTCTTTGGATCTGGCACCATCATGTTGCAGGAAACGCGTTGAGCGTACCCATTCATTTCAATACCAGTAGACATTGACCTGCTCACTCCATACTGAACAAGACTGGTTGGCCTAATGCCCATCTCCATCTCGATACCAGTAGGATAACTATCAAACAGGACTCGCGTAGGCTGGAAGAATCGCAGTGGTCTGACCCCGTAGTCTCGCTCGTATCCGATTGCGTTAGGTGCGAGAGCCTTTGACAGCTCATCGATCTTGTCCCAGAAGTCCCCGAGCGTCTCTCCGTATACGCTCAAACTCATCTGGATTGTACGTGCGCTGATGTATGGCTCAGTGTAATCAAGTCCGTCCCTAAGGGCACGCTTGTCCACGTACCCCTCGACGTTTGCTGTGTTGTAGTTTACTTGCTCAAGCTTATATCCAGTTACAGTCTTTGGCCCACCGCGTACATCTGCAAGCTCATTGAAATTGACTGGCTTTAGCCTTGTTACTACTCCTGCTGTAACTGCAGTAGAAGCTTCACTAATGCCTGTGCTCGCATATGTAAACGTAGTGCTGCTTGGAATGGAGACAACTTTCACCCTTCCATCGTAGCCTACGTTTCCGCCAACATCCTCTGTTCCAGTGGAGACGGAGTCAACGACGACGATGTCTCCAACAGCAAGGCCGTGAGCAGTGGCAGTCGTAAGCTTCGCCCTATTGATTGGCAGGGTAGCGTCGGTCGCTGGGCCACGTGTCCTGAACGTGACCTTGCTAACCCTGTCAGAGATGAGTAGCTCTACTGCCTTGGTAAAATCCATCAGCCAACCTTCTTCACTTTGCGGATGCGCCCAACGAGGCGGTCAAACCGCTGCCTAGAGATGCCGTACATCTGGTTGATAGCAGGCACCGTGATATCTGTATTGCCTGGGTTGATCTGCCACTGCTGGAAGATAGACCTGTCTGTCACCATCCTGAACATGCACTCAGACTGAACGAAGTATCGTACAGCCTGCTCTGCGTCAGCGTCAAGGGTTTCGACAGTCCAGTTCCCGTAGCCAAAGATTCTGAGGTGGGATGTCTGCGCGTTGAATCGTGAGGGCTGGAGGTAGATAGACCCAGCCTGGATCTCCCATCCACCATACGGGCCATCGCCCATGCTTGGATGGATGGTGTCGACTACCTCGTACCACTGGGTGGTAGGGTTTGTCTTAATCACGTTCTTAAGGCAGTCGATTCGGTAGATGGTATCGAAGCCAGACGGCATCGCAACGGTTGCGACGTGGGTGCTGGACTTGATGTCTGGGAGGGCAACTACCGTGACGAGCTCTCGTGGGTATGCCCTTGATACCTCAGAGAGCGCGAGCTCTACAAGGTCTGTGAGTTCCTGTGTGGTGAATGCGCGGTCATACCCGTCAGACGTACCAGTGTCCCTGGTATCCCGCCTGATCTTCGTGATGAGCGTGTCGATAGCTGCCATATGTCTCCTTACCCCTTACCCCAGGGCCGAAGCCCTGGGGTTTGGGAACTCTATTACAGAGCGGTTGCGCGGGTCTCCAGGCGCAGGTAACGAACCTGACCGAGAGATGTCTGCGGAACCTTGTTCTCGACAAGACCAGCAAGGCCAGTGGCCGAGGTCGTGCCTGAGTTTGCCACGGTGACCGTGAAGGTCGTGGACGACGGAACGGTGGCAACCGTGAGGGCGCCAACCGAACTGAAGTTCACAAGGGCGTCAACGTCCTGGAACTTGACCGTCTCACCAACGAACAAGCCGTGAGGGCCAGCCGTGGTGATTGTTGCCGTGGTCGTGCTACGAGCAAACGTAGTCACAACCGCAGCCTTGTCTCGACCGCTGTACTCGCTGACAGCAGCCTCGCCCATGATCATAGCGCCGAAGCGGAGCTTATAACCAATGAGTGCGCGCTGGCTGAGCGGGTCGGTGTGGTCGCCACCTGGGGCAACGAAGTACGTCTGCATCGTCTGTGAGTCACCGACGACGAATGCGTCAGGACCAAAGAAGAGTGCGGAGTAAATCGTCTGGCCGTCCTGGGTCCACGTCTTCGCGCCGTTGGCAACGAGGAAGCGAACGCCAGAGTAGGCGCCGATCTCACCGTTCAGCATATCGAGCGGCTGGGTGTACTTCGTGGCCTCGAGGAAGCCGTGTCCCGAAGTATCCGTCAGCAGGTCGTATTGCTGATTTGGGTGAATGATGCAGCGATAGAACCCATCCGGGAACGGAGGGATGTTTGCTGCCTTGAGGCGAGCGACGGCCTTCTTGACTTCAAGACCATTGAGCTTGTAGTCCTGGCGTGCAGCACCCTCAGCAATGTTGCTGACGGTTGCAGCGGCAAGACCAGCTCGGGTCGTGATGCTCGAGGAGGTCGACTGAGCCTGTGCGTAGTAAACGCGAGCCGTGCCTGCGTTCATTACGTCTCGAACGATCTCGTCCATGGACTTGGCTGCAGCGAACGACACGCGCTCGGCAGCAATGCCGACCAGGTCGTGCGGTGAGTCAAGCTGAACGATGTCGCTCAGGCTCGTGTATGCACCGTACTGCTTAACCGAGAAGTATTCCGTCGTAACGGAAAGGTTCACGGTTGCGTCAGGCGTAATGCCTTCCTTCAGTTCGGTGAGGCTGTGTGAAATATCTGGGTAACGGACGTAGCGAATACGATCCGTGCCCTTGACGAACGTGCCCTGGACATAATTGCCTGGGAACACGTGCACCATGCGATCTCGGAGCTCTGTCGCAATCTGCTGAGAGACAAGTTCTTGAACGAGCTTCTGGTAAGCGTTAGCTTCCGTCCCGTTAAACGTGCCAATCTGATTGAGAGCAGGACCCGAAAGTGACGTAATTGTCGCCATTTAAGGTCTCCTTACTAACTTTCCAGCCACGGATTGCCCATAGCCTTGAGGGCTTCGACAATCTGGTCTGGCTTCATTTTGGTTTCCTTTTGGACTGAACGCTTCGGGCTGTTCGCATCCTTAGGAGCTTCGGTGGTTTCTCCACCAGTGTACTGTTTCATCAGAGCTTCGAACTCCAATGCTCGCTGTTCCTCGTCAAGAGTCCTCGTCTTCTCGGAGAACTCAAAGTACTTCGGGTATTTGCTCCGAAGCTTCTCATTCTCCGCGACCTTGCGACTCTCCTCAAGCTGACGCTCGAGTTCCTGGGCACGGCGCTGCACTTTCTCGAACTCTGAAAGAGAGGCTTCCTCTTGGGCAGCCTTCCACTTTGCGAGCTCCTCGTACTTCGACTGGAACTCCTCGGCCTGCTTCTTTGCAGCCGTGAGTGCCTGGTCTTTTCCTGCAAGACGACGCTTCCAAGTGGCGATGTCTTCCTGCTGATCAGTGGCCTGAGTATCGGCAACCTGTGCCTCAACCTCTGGCGACTGTGTCTGCGGAACTTCCGCGACTTGCTGCTCTGCCATTGCTTGGCTCTCCTTTACTACTAAGCTGGCACTTCCAGCTTATCTAAGCGTTGGGATATCCTGAGTGATGGACTCTTCTGGCCCACCAATCATTCCTGTAATCTCCTGCAGTGACTTGACAATTGTCCTGCCTGCACCGATGACACCAGTGTCAACCAGTGGCTTACCAATCTCTGAGACCATCTGGTCTGCAGTGAGCTGGTCGTAGCCCTGGCGGGAGATCGTAGACATACCTCGGCGCATCCACCCTGGAAGGCCTACGGTAATATCCTCTGGCGTACCAGGGATAAGTTGCGTCAGGAAGAAGAGGTAGTCTGGCCTCTCCGTTCCCCTCTTCTCGAAGTCAGGGATGAACCCATTCTGCGAGAGGTAGTCAATGAACTTGCGGTAGGCTTGGAACCCTGCACCTGGGGCAAGGGCACCGAACGGCTTCCAGAACATGAAGCGGAAGGTCTCTGGGAGAACCTTTCCGAACATGTACGAAAGCGGGTACAGCCCTAGGAACTGGTGGTTCATGGTGCGCTCTAGGAAGTTACGGTCAGGGTTGAAGTAGTTGATCCTGTCCATTGCACGGGCAGTCTCTTGATACCTGAACTTGGCTGCCTGAAATGCAAGCTCCTCTGTTGCGTGGTCGTTGAGCAGTGTGATCGCTGAGTCGTGCAGTGTCCTGCCGATTCGCTCTGCGCTCTGTGCAAGAAGACCATCGCCAGACATGACATTGTTGATGATCGCGTCAATCCTGGTAATCTTCTCCGCCTCTGTCAATCCACGGAACGACGTGGAGTTGGCGGCAATGCGGTCGAAGATCTCACCAGTAACTGCTCCAAGGCTGTTGAACTTTGCTCCGTACCTTCTGCCGTTGGCAAGCGCCTTTACGACCACGTCGAACGCAGGACCGGTGGCGCTGCTAACGCCAACCTTCTCATACAGCCTGCGCAGGATGAGCTA